TGTCGGTAGGCTTTGGATCGGGATCGGGATCGGGGTCTGGATCAGGATCGGGGTCTGGATCAGGATCGGGGTCTGGATCAGGATCGGGGTCTGGATCAGGATCGGGATCAGGATCGGGGTCAGGGTCTGGATCGCCATCTGCACCGACAGATCGGTGAAACCCTGGATTTTCATCATAAAAAGCATTCCAACCATTTACGTCATAATTGTCTAATTCGATACTCATCATACAGACCTCTCTCTTGGTCAACTCGGTCCAATCTTGGACCTACTTCTCGTGGTGCTGGAATTCAAACAAAGAGAATTCTCTTACTCTTCATCGTCCTTATCAGCGGAACTGTTATCACCATTATCCGACGAATCGTCTTCAAATGCAAAGTCTTCTGGCGCAGGGGGCCAATCGTCGCTATCAATCTCGTCAAACATCTTCTTCTTTAGGGCCTCTGATATGGTCGGGAAGAGCTTCTCGACCAGGGTCTTCATTTGCTCTTTTCGAACCGTGTCTGGCGCAGAAACCAGCGATAGGCTTCCTGCAATTTCAAACTCGCTCGCTAATCCGCGAACGTCAAAGTTATCGGCCCATGTAATATGCGCTGGGTCATGCGCCTGGTCGCCGTTCCACGCAGCTACCAGATCAAGTATCTCATTCTCCGCCTTAGACAGAGTTTTCGACTTGTTGATAAGCAGGGCGTTCACTCGCTCAAAGTCATACGCTTTAGCTACGCCGGAACTGTTGTCGATCCCCATAGAGTTATCCTCTTTGGTTCTCTCTCCGGCCATTCCGACTGAGTGATATATCTCGTTGATGATCGTGCGAATAGCTGTAATAATCAATTCAGCTTGAGTTGGGTCTGGCGATATAAATGCCGGAGCCATTCCGCCCTCTCCATTGAACAGAAAGATTCGTTTGGTTCCCATTTCGGTCAGCTTCTCAGTGGCCTTTTCTTCTTCGCCTGGCATCAAGCCTTGCGCTGGCATTGCCAACTGCGAGAAAGTCTGGTCCTGAATTATGGCGTCAAGATTGGATAGATAATTTGCCACCGCACGATCCTGATATGCGATGTCGTTAATTAACGCTGGCGAACTGTAAGGATCGTCGCTATCCATATGGTCGACTATTACGACCGGGACTATTCCGAGATCGTGAACCCCTTCGCTAAAAAGCTCAACCTTTCTTTTGGAATCTTCCGTTGTCTCAATCTTGCCTTCACTGTTCATTGCGTAACGAAACAGGTGCCAGGAATTCTTCCTCCACAATCTGAATTGTTCGCTTTGGCCTACGGCTTCACCAAATGGGTCGTCATCATTTCGATACTTCTCTCGAAGCAGAATCCAGTTTAGTTTGCCTAAGCTATCAAAGGACATGTCAAGAGCGTCTTGAGGACCAACCCAATATGCATAGGTCTGGACATCTTCTTCGTCAGCCTCAGAGTCTGGCGTTTCCGTCGCCGTGTTGTCGACGACGATGTAAATTCGTCCGGATATCGAAGACCGCTTACAGACCTGAGACATCAGATAATTAATGTCGTACCCTTCGGAAGTGGCCGACTTCCAGAATTTCTTAATCGAATCTTGCGCGTCATCCTCATTTCTGGAAACGTCAGTTCGAAACACGTACTTATTTACGAGATCGACGACCTCACGAGAATGGTTGAAGCGATATGCTCGCTCCTGTCTTTTTTCATATTCTTTGTCACCTTCCTTGATGTACTTGAAGATGTTGTCCTTAAACCAACCACGGCCGCCCTCATAACACGCCTCCATAAATTCCCAATGGGATTTACGTTCCGTATATTCGGGGTGTCGCCTCTGCGCAATCTTGGAAACATCGCGCTCTTGTGATTTCAGTTCTTCTGCCATTCGGAAGTGCTTCCTATAAGAATGTAAATTATCTCATCGTAGACGATGATTTACAAGGATATGCCAGCGATGATGATCTTGCGCAGCGGGTATTTGAACTCGATTGCGTAACCCAAGGCGTCGGCCGAGTGTTCTGTTCCCATCTTTTTATCTACTTCACGACAGCCTTCCTTGTAGATTGTTTGCTCCAATGAGTCTATCAGGTGTTGGCAGCCGCTGTCGACCCGTAGCCTGGTCGAACCATCTGCCGCCCGAAGCATTCTGTTCACGCAATTCACTCTATCAGCCACTGGCGGGTGTTTTCTTCGATGATAGATTCGCCTGTAACCAGACTCTCTAAAGATGTCCAGATCAGTCTCGCCTCGAGCATGTTGAGTGTACGCACCCGCTGGATCAGGAAATATCGCCGTGACACTCTTGTACCGCCAATGCCTTCTGTCCAGTTCACTCACTGCCTCTGCTGTTGAGCTATTTGGCAGCACAATCTCGTCTATTACCCAAACCTCACCGTTCTTCTGAGGCTGCATAACGACAGCAGACATTGGGTCTCTGTTGAAGTCCTGACCAACCCACAGTGGTAGCTCCTTGTTGAACTTGTACTCGCCAACATGAACAGACCTGTCAAATGGGTAGTAGACCCGGCCGCCCATAGTCTCGAACGACGCCTCAAACTCCTGCTTGAAAGATCGCTCGTCCATGTCTTGTCGTGCCTGTTCGATTTCTGACGCTGGAACAAACGGGCTGTCGATTGATTTGAACTGCCAGCTTTCCCACCTTTTGGCTGCGACTAGCTTTGGGTTCTGTCCGAACTGGTACACATCATGGAGATAATTGAATGATTTCGGCGTGCCGATGAAGGTAGCTCTGCCAGCAGTGGTTGCCAGCGTTGGTCGAAGTGCCTTCTTCCATGTGTCAGGGTGCATGTCCTGAAACTCATCCAGCACCACATGATTCAAACCTACACCGCGCAAGGAGTCATATTTGTCCGCACCCTTGAGTGTAATAATTGATCTGTTCTTCAGCAGAATATACAGACCGGTCTCGTTGGTCTTTCGTATCCACGCTCTAGGGATGGCGTCCAGAAGCTCCGGCCACATGATGGTTTTTGCCATCGCATAGGTTGGAGCGACGTACCAGACCAGTTGTCGTGGTAATGCGGCCGCCCTAATCATCTCGGTTCTGCCAAGTTGAGTTTTGCCCCAACGTCTACCGGCCACCACAACTTTGAATCGCGCCAGCGACCGCCACACTATGGCCTGGCCTTTGTGCAGCTTTAGAGCTTTTGCGCGAGACATTAGACTCCTTCCCCAGCTATCTCGTCCGCGAGTTGGTCGATTGTCTTCTCGCTTTCCTTGATCTCAAGATCAGGGTCACCAAGCCTTTCAATTTCATCCAACTCGTCTTGAGTAAACTCCTCAATCGGCAATACCGGAATCTCATCGCCAGCGTCTGGTTCGCGATCCAAACCTGTGATTGCCCACCTATCTGCGCGAGCCATCTGAATACCTGCCATCGCCAACTTCAACGTTGCAATGTCATCCTTCGCGTCAGAAATTGGAGTTTCGTCATTTATCGCCTTGGCTATTCTGGCGAATATCAGCTTCGCTATTGTCGTAGCGTATTTGTAATGCTCGTCCTTCGAACTCTTGATCCGCTTGATATTGTTTGCGGCGTCAGAGATCATCTCTCTTGCCGTTTCATCTTTGGCTGCTTCAGCGTAGACCTCTGCTTTAGAACCCTTCTCGATGCCGCGCTTCGATAGGGCCTGGCTCAGATACGATGCGTTCGCTCCGAATGTTGTGGCTAGGTCTACGAGTGTGAAATCACCTGACGCCCACATCTCCTCGATCTGGCCCCACTCAGTAGGAGTGAGACGCTTTCCAGTTTTGAGAGGCGTCTTTTTCTTTCGAATCGGTTTCTTTCTTATTTTTCTACTGGCAGCAGTCATAGCCCACCAAGTAAAAATGGGCCGTCGCCAAGAGGGACCAGGGGGTGTGCGACGACCCGTTGACAACCGTTGTAAAGATATATTTTATCACAAAATTCAATTTACTATTCCCGAAATCGCTAAATAAATACCCGTGCCGGGGTCTTTTCTCAGCCGTCGTTTTCCCTTTGCTATAATAACTCTTGGACCCTTGGGGCTTAGACCTTAAATACTCTAAAAGCTAATTAAAGCGAAAAATTAAAATCCCCGGAATGAAATCCAATCCACAGAATTAGACCTCACTCGCAAGCTCCCTGGAAAGAACCCTGGACATGGCTTCTGGTGTCGAGGTTCTTTTTCTGGATACAAATTCGTAACCATTTTTTGTGGCACACAAGGTGATACGTCTCCTGGCTCTGCGCTTCTGGGTTTCTTTCTTTTCAATCATACCCTTTGATATCAGATTTCGAATGATGAACTGGATTGAGGGCTTATTTGTGTCATAAAAGACTCTCTGGATTATTTCGTCCAGATCACAAAAGGAGCCATTTGAATTTGCTCTTACAATGACTGTTAGTACATTTTCTTGCTTGTCCGTGAGTATCACGATTGTTCTCCATCTAATAAAATCAGCTTTTCTCCGGTCGCTTGCCTGTCAAAAGCCGTGAGTGGTAGGGTGTCTGGAATCTTGCGTCCAAAGTCTGGATTCTCGTACACGCCGTATTCGGGCATGGCAAAGACCAACTGTTGCGTGTTGCGCAACACACTCTCTATGGGCATGTCTTCCATTACTCGGCGTTTCTTTTCCAATCTTACATCGCCAACGCCCTGTTTTTCAAGGGAACTGCGATAATAATAGAAATTTCGAAGTAAAGGTTCCAGCCCTTTTCTTTCACTTTCTGACTTCGCCATCAGTTCATCTCTGAGGGCAATGTAGTCTATTGGGTTACAGTCGAAGTGCAGACCGAAAAACTCAATTCCCTCTTTGTAGTAAGGTGATCGACGCGGTTTGGTGAACAAGAATCCCGCCTTTTGAGCGAACTGATTGTATCTGCTCATGGAGGATTGTATTTCAGCGAATCTCTTACCTTCCATTCTGGCCGCCAGGTTCAACGCTCTCACCGCCACACCGATTCCTCGATACATTGTGTCGACCACGGTGCGCGAATTCAGACACACATTCTGGTTCAGCCATTTGAATCGATGAACGTTCGTTATTCTGGTGTCTCCTCCGCCTGCTGCCAATATAGGAAACAATTCATGTCGAGATTTCAGCAAACCACGCGGAGAAGTCATAACGACACACCCGACCAGATCATCAAACAGACTTATTCGATACACTCGTCCAGCCGTTCTGCCTGTCGATTTGTAATGCAACTCGTGCAGAGCTTCCCAATCCGACTTGTCTCCCGGCGAGATTATCATCTTGCGAAGAAGATCGAATTTAGCGGGCACGAGCAGGCGCTGGATCTCGACATCGACAATTGCTGAAGAATTTTTACTCATCTGTTAAATTTCTACTTTTTCTCTGGAATTGTGTTGACAATCTCTTTGAATTCGTCGAATGGTAAATACCAAAATGGATATCTTTCTTTGAACGGAGCGTCTTTTGGTAAGCTCGTGTTCATCAGATATGGAAACACTTCAGGGTGAGTTGCGATAAACGCAATGACTCTCAGCACATTCATTAGATTGCTGGCATCCCAATGCCCTGATCGTAAAGCTCGAAAGGCTACAAGTGCAATGAAAGAAAAGAATCCTAGGCCGTAGCCAACAAAGAAGCTACTCATTTTTATCTCCTCGAGAAATTTCCACTTTATCTCTGAATCTCTTTTTCACAACCAGGGATGGCCCCAACTCTTCCAGGAGATCCTCGTGGGTGGTGGCCACGATCAAAGTCTTTCCCTCTTTTCGAGCGT